TCACAGTCTTGACGTTGCCGCGTTTGCGGAGGCGGAACAACAGGGCGTTGTTCTTCGTGATGTTGTCGGCCAGCTTCCCGGTGCGATTGCGAAGCGTGGTCGTCACAATTTCCGTGAGAGTGCTCGACGGATTTTGCAGAGCCATGATGGTGCTCCCAGAGGTTTACGAGGTTGTCGCGGCTCGCATTGCTTGCCGCAGTTCATCGCGCAGGGAGAGGTTCTGGTTCGCGGTGGTCGTCGTCGAGACAGTGCCCGCCGGTGATCCGCTAACCGATCCTCCCGCCCTACGCTTTGCATCAGCTTTCGCTTTCGCGTCCGCTGCCCGCTTCGCCTCTGCCTCCGCCGTTTGGCGGGTCAGAATTGTGGAACGAACATCAGGATTTGCATGACACGCCATGTCATACGCCTCTTGCATATCCTTGGCCTGTCCACCGATCAGGAGATGGGCCATTAGCGGCTTCACCTGTTCGTAGAACTCGTTCTTTGGATCTGCAACGAAGGCATCGATAACGGCTTGAGCCTGCCCCTGTACTTGCTGATGTTGCTGCTGCTCGGCGTTGCCCAGATAACCTTTGAGGTGTGCGATCTCCTGGCGGAGTGATTGCAGCTCAGGGTTGACCTGCTGCACGCCTTGCGCAGCGACAGATAAATCCACTCCATACAGTCTTGCGACGTTCTGCATAACCTCAGCCTTTTGCTGAGGGTTGCCGGTGCGCAGAATGTAGGCTGTCTGGAGTAGATCCCGAACCGCGCCTTCTTCGGTGCCACCTTCGGCGCGGATCATCGGGAGGTAGGGATTGATAACGTCTTTCAGCTTCTTGCCGAGCGCGGCGTCCTGCCCGAGCGTGGTAATGCCGCGGTGGGCTTCTTCCTCACGGCGCGCGATGATGGCCTGAACTTCGGCGGGGATCTTGTCCCAATGCGCTTTCTCGGTTGCTGACCAGGCGCGCGGCGCTTGAGCTTTATGCTCGACGGCTGCCGTCTCGGTGGGCTTTTCGACCCCCGTTTCGGTCTTGCCTTCGGCGGGCGCCGTTTCAGTGACCTTGGCGACCGGCGTTTCGATGACTTCTTCGTGCTCGCCCTTCAGGTCCGCCAGATTCTTCGCCAGTTCCTCGCGCAGCGACAGTTCCGCTGTCTGCTCGATTTCGCCCGTTTCGCCCACCTGACCGCTTTCGACCGTCATTTTGCATCCCCGCAGATTTGTATGCGGTAGATGCTAGGCAGCGCCAATTAGCGCCGCAACGGATTAGCGCGGAGGCATGCCCTGCGGAGGTATAGGAGGCGCCATAGACGGTTGCGGAGACCCGGCCCCTTGCGGTGGATGCTGGGCGGCTTGCGCCATCTGAAGCGCCTTTTGCTGGGCCTGAGCCTGCGTCTGATGCAGGAGCGCGACGAGGCGCGGAAGGAAGGCGCCGATCATTTCTGTTTCCCCAACACTTCGCGCGTGGCCTGCGTCAATTCTTTGCGCAGGTTGAAATCGCCGCGGACTTCTCCCGGTTTTCGGCCGATCTGCTCATTTCCGACTTCGGTATAGCCATTGCGCTTCAGGAAGTCGCGGTGCGCGCTGCGGCTGTTGATGACCGGCGGCTTGCCAGTGGCAACGTCGACGGCCACAGCCTGATAGGCGTTGATGTCGGGTGCGACCATCGGAGCTTCGACGATGCGGTGCATGCGGATTGCCCCCGCGCCGTGCCTGCATTCTGGCGCTTCATTGCGGTCAGCGATCTTGCGGAATGCGGTTTCCGTGATCCCGCATTGCCGGCATTCAAAGGTATAGAGCGGCATCATTCCCCCGAGGTTGCAGAGTTGGCCGCGCTGATCTCGGCGGCATCGAGCGTAGTTTGAGCGCCTATCTCCGCAACTTCAATCTTCGCGGCATTGTTCAGTTGAGCGATCAGCACCGCCATGGACTGTTTCAGCCCTTCCGTTTGCTGTTCCATGTGCGCCTTCATCTGCTCGATCATCACCTGATTGCGCGCTTCCATTGCGCTGCGCTGCGCCTCTAGCTGCTGTTCCTGCGCCGCTTGGGCGGCCTGCGCGCGCTGCTCCTGCTGTGCTACCCATGCATCGAGCTGAGCCTTTGCCTGATCGTTCTGGCGCTCCTGCGCGAGCTTCGCCATTTCGATCTGTCCGCGCTGCTGCTCGGCGGCCATGTCGCCCTGCTGCTTGCCCTGCGCGATCTGCACTTGCGTCTGGAGCTTCATCATTTCCGGATTCGGTTGCGGATTGTCCTGCGCCTGCTTCGCGCGCTTCTCAAGTGCGTCGACCGTCTCTTGCAGGCAGGATTCAAGTTGCTTTCCGACCGGGAATGCGCGCACGGCGAACATGAGCATCTGCCCGAGCAGCGGCATCATGGCCGGGTCCGCGCCTTCGGCAGACTTCAGGAAGCCGCCGACGGCCGTCAGAAACTCGGTGCGGTCCTGCTTCTCCTGCATCTGATCCATCTTGAGCGTCGAATCGGTCTCGATATCGAGCCGGAAATGCCGCATGTTGGAGTCGCGCAGGAGCTTGTCGACCTCTTCCCACGTCGGTTCCCCGAACGGCTTTTCCATGTCGTCCGGAAGCTCGCCGCCCAGTTGCTGGATCATCTGCGCAATCTGCTTCTCCTGCGCGGTCATCAGCGGATAGCCGGAAATCTCGGCGAGCGTCTTGATGTCGAACTGATTGGCGAGCACTTCGGCCACGAGAACGACGACATCGCGGGCGAAGCGCTGAACCTCTGCCTGCATGTCGACCAGGCGGATCGAGGCCCAATTGGACTTGATCTTCTGCGCGCCGTACGTCTCATCCGGATCGGTCGAGCCACGGATGATATCGGCCATGCCGGTGATCTCATAGAGATCCTGCTTGACCTTCTCGCGCGTGTCGTAGATCGAGAGCAGCGTCGTCGCGATCATGTCCATCGGCAGCAGTTCGACAGCGCCCTTGAGCCCGCCCTTCTCCGCAAATGCGGCCCATGAATCGACCGGGATGAGCTTGTTGTCGTAGCCGCCGGCAAGGATCTGCTGAAGGCCCGGCGTGCTCGAATCATAGACGCCGGCCACGCGCAACGCATCGGCGAGCAGCTTGCAGCGCGAGGTCAGGTCGTCGAGCTGGTTGGCCTGATCCTGATACATCGCATAATCGGGGACCGGGATAACCGTATCGTTAGCGTGATTCGGCAACATCGGGCGCGGGCATGGAAAGAAGTCCTCCAGCCCGAGCATGTCCTCGCGCTCGTCGAGGCATTCGAACATCATCCCGCGACTGAGCCAATAGACCTTCTTCGTCGTCTTGTCCCAGATCTCATAGATGCGCGCCTTCTGCTGGTATTCGGTGACTTCCTGCCCTTTCAGATCCTCGGGCTTGTAGTCGAGCGGCACTTTCTTGCCCTTCTCGTCGCCGAAACGCTTCACGAGCTCGGCACGCGTCAGATAGCAGATGCGCCACACCGCGCGCACTTCCTGCCACGTGCGGGCGATCGTATGGCCGAAGTCCGACCAGTGGACATAATCGATGTCGATCTCTTCGTACTCGACATCCTCGATCACTTCGCCGCTCGATGCGTGCTGCTCGACATTAGGCGCTTCGTTGGCGTTGGCGTCGTCGTCGATCTCCGGGCCTTCGTTGCCGAGCATCCCTTGGCCACCTTCGGCAAAGTGCGGGACATAGCGAATCCAGGCCGTGCCGCGGCCCGGCAGAAGCCTATCCGTGACGCACTGGCGCGCGGTGAGGAAGAAGTCCTCCTTATCGAGCGTGAAGCTCGTCGCGCGCTCCAATATCTGGCACGTCACGCGGCCGACCGGATCAGCATCGAGGAACCGCCGCTGAAAGTCAGGCTTCGGATTCTTCGAGTAGAGCGCCGGGAGCAGCGTCTGGATATTCGACCAGAGCACGTTATAGCGGCTCTCCTTCGTCTCGCGCGCGTTCCGTTCGTCTTTGTACCGGCGCAGGATCTTCTTCGATTTGGTCTCCCATTGCTCAGCTTTCGACTCGTATAGCTCAATCTCCTTGATCCACCTGACGACGGTGTTATCAGTGGGGAGAGCGGTGTCGCCCTGCGCGCGAGCTTCGGTCATTACATGCCTTCCCCGACCGTCACCCACACGGTCGCCGTGGTATCAGCAATGATCGCGATGTTGCACAGATCGCCCTTGGAGAACGTCTCCACGCTGCCAGAAAGAACCGGCATATCCGTCGTGGCCGATGCGGTATCAGTGGCGTTGTTGGTGAACCGGATATAGACGTTGCCGGTCGTGACGACTACCCGCGCCACCTGACTCGGGAATGAGGTCGCCGAATCAATCACAACGTTCTGGCTAGTGCTCGTCGCAGAAATCTTCGTCGTCTGCCCGATCGTAAAAGGCTGTGTATTCATGGCTTAGAGTCCAGTGTCGGGGTTGCTGGTGATGAAGGATTGAACCGTAGTTCCGAAGGTGCTAATGGGAGTATTTGCGACTCCATCGAGCACGTTCCATGGGCCGCCATACAACTCATAAACCAGAACTGCGGCGATGTTGTATTTGTAGCGGTTGGAGTACGCCTCATACATGAAGCGCGATGCCCATGCCGCGCGCTGCGCATCGGTATCCGATGATTTACCGTTCCACTCGGTGATCATGATCGGCTTGCCACCCCAGCGCCGGTTGGCATAGGCATAAATATTTACCCACGGGCGGGTGTTACCCATTTCGACGCCCATCAGCGGACCGTAATCCTCGTAGTTGTGCCAGCTTGTGACATCCCAGCGGACAAGGTTATGTCCCGTTGAACCGTCCGGATTCGTGCCGTACCACATCATGTCGGCCAGTGCGATCGAGCAAACCGTATAGGCATTCGAGCATGCGATAAACGCAGGATTCACCGAATGAATTCCATCAATTGCCCCGCGCTGGATGCCGCGGAAGATGGAGACTTTGGTGTTATCGAAATCAGTCGGCAAGCCGCCTTGTGGGTCTCCGGTATTGATTCCGAACTTTGTATCCATTTCATTTCCGCATTCGAACATCGTCACCCCATAAGGAGCGAGCGCTGTCGCGACGGTGACTGCAGCCGAGTGCGCAGCACTATAAGCAGCAGCTTCGCTGGAATACAGACTCGATCCGTCAGGGCTAATACTCAAATCGAGGCATACGAGAAGCTGTAACCCCGTTCCATCTGATTGAAAAGCCTGCGCGTAACTCTGGATGGTTGCGAGTGAACCACCCCCTTCCCAAGTAATACGCATGAGCTTCATGCCCATCGTTTTCATGCCAGCAATATGCATGGCGATCGACTGCGTATCATCGAAGTGCGAATTGGCGCCCCAAAATATCGGCGTTCCATACTTCAGGCGGGGGGCGCTGTATGTCGGCGGGTTATGTGCAGTCAGCATCCATCGTTCGATGCGCATATTGTCTGCCGCATTGGCGATAGACGCCCACAAAGCGATGGTACTCCCTTCCTTCGACAAGTCCCTCGTAAAGTTGAGAACGCCTGTAGCGGACTGCCCCGGACGTGGCGCACTGGTAGCCATGTTAACCGCGGTGTTATTACGGTTGCCAATGCGAACCAGAAAAGTCGATGATGTGGTGGTGGTCTGTGAGTCGCCAATATTAGCGCCGCTATTGTCACAATACACGCCGACTGATTTCACATTCGCGCTGCTGTTGCATGTCCAATCGATCCATAGCTCGAACCAGCCATCGGGGCCAACTACCCCACCCGGCAAATTTATGCTGTCAAGAATGGTGCCCAAGGTCGGCGTGGTGCTCGTAATTGACGAACTCGGGGTCATGCTGGCCGCGACGACCGTTACACCGGGCGAAAGCGGAGCAGCCGCACCGCCCGGCAAGATCCCATGTGTATTCTGCGCCGGGTTCCATGAAGCAACCTGATTTGAAGATACAGCCCTCAGCATGATGCTCTCCTTAGCGGCGCCGACGCGCGAAAATCTGTCCGAATGCGGTACAGGTTGAAGTGGAGAACGATTCTTGCGTGACAAGATAAACAGTCGTGGTAGATGCCAAGCTCAATCTGATTGGTCCCACGTTCATAGTGTTCGCCGCGCCAGCCGTCAACGTTATCTGTTGCAGAAAAGAGCCTGCATCGCCATAGGTGCCAATAGATCCCGTCGTGGTCGAAATCGTGCCCCGCTCCTGCGCAATCACAGTCGAACCCGCCGGAACCGGATAGATATTTCCCCACACATCCCAATCGCCGGCAGTAAGGCTGATGCTGGTGACGTTCGCAGGGGAGGCACTTGTCAGGGAGACCCCGGGCGATGCTACCGAGCTTGATATGACCTCGCCCACGCTCCCCGCATTCGCGCTGTTGTTCGTCGTGGTGCCGACGATGCCAGCGGTCTGCGACGGCGTTATCGTGCTCGTGGCGGATAGCGTGGTAAATGACCCTGCGGCCGGCGCCGTGCCACCGATAGCCGGCGGCGATGCGAGATAGGTCGAGAAGCCCGTACCGGATACCGTCGATGACGCTGAGATCGTCGTGAACGCCCCAGTTCCGGCCGCCGTACTGCCGATCGCAGGCGGCGAGGCAAGATAGTTGCTGAACCCGGTCCCGCTTACCGTGCTGCTCGCCGCGAGCGTTGTGAATGAGCCGGTGGATGCTGTGGTCGACCCAATCGGCCCCGGTGCTGCGAATGTTGTTCCGCCGAGTGTTGCTGCATTGATCGACGTGTTGCATACAAAGCCTGACCCGCCCGTCGTGTATTGAAGCGCCGCAGTTGAGGCATTGCAAAGCGGCATCGCGATTGCAGTTGGGCTCGCTGCCGACCCGGTGACGTTCGCCACCACGGTATTAGCCGCCTGAGCCGCGAGCGCTGTAGCAGCCACATTCGCCCATGCCGGCGCGCTTGATGCGCCAGTAGAAACAATCGCCTGCCCGCTGCTCGATCCGGTCGGGTTGAGAAGCTGGATCGGGTTAAGCGTCGTCGCAGATGCCGCGACTGAGAGAAGAAGCGCGAGCGCGCCAGTGAGTAGCCGTTTCATTGTTGATCCCTAGTTGGTTGCACCGGTGACGCCGCCGAGCGTGTTGTTCGTGCCTGAATTGGAAACGTTCGATGTGCAGTGCGCATAGACGTTCGATTGAACGTTTACGAACTGGCTGCTCGCGCCGAGCGTGACAGCTGTCGTCGCATAGAGAAACGAATTGCCAGTGATGATCCCTGCGTTGTCGTGCCATGCGCCAATCACGATGTCATTCGAATTCGTGATCGGAATAATGGTCGGGTTAAATACGTTCCCGACGATCGAATAGTCCAGCGTGTTGCTCATCGAAATTCCGTTCGCATTCGGCTGAACAAGGAAGTAGTTATTGACGATCGACACAGCACCGCATGGGCTGTTGATAAATATGCTGTTCTGGAAGCTGTTGAACTGGCATCCGGTCACGGTCAGCTGATCCATTCCGGAGATGCTCGGCGCAATGTAGATGCCGATATTGTTGCCGACGAAGTTGCACGCCGTGAAGGTAACGCCCTGAACATTGGCGCCATAGTTGAAGCCGATGCCCATGTAGTTAAACTGGCACCCTACGAAGTTATAAACAACCGGGATCTGGCTCGGAGAGTTCTCAACAACATAGACGCCGGTTGCGTTTGCGTTCGTGATGCCGCTGAAATTGCAGTTATAGAAATTGACGTTGGAAACGCCAAGCACATAGACGCAATAGTTCCAGAATTGCGAAATCGCGAAGCCATCCGCGCCGCGCATGTCCACATCGCGGAATGTCACGGCGCTATCGAGCGGCGGCGTGAGTCCCGTATTCAGGATGAGCTTGATGCCAATGTCCGCCCCCACTCCTTTCGTGAGGATGGTCATCCCCTGAAAGACAGTGTTATCGAACAGCGTTTGATGCGTGATGGCGATCCCGACTCCGACGCCAGAAGCGAAGATCAATTGCGTCGACCCGACGCCAGCACCTACAAACGAGACAGCCCCATAAGCGGGACTGGACGGGTGCGTATAGGTGATGCCTGATGCGAAGTAATAATTCCCAGGCGGAAATACGATCGCTACCTTGTCAGGGAAAATAGCCTGCGCCGCAGTGACTGCCGCATTGAATGCTACCGTGTTATCCGTTACGCCGTCGCCCTTGCCGCCGTGGTCGAGGATGCTGATCGCACCACTATGCGCGGCAACGAAAGCTGCGGTGGCGACCTGGGTGTTGTTCGTGCCTCGCGGCTGCGTCGTTGCTGTCGCAGATCCAATGGCCGGGTTCGCGAGGCTTGTGATGTCGGTATTCGCGCCGCTGTGCGCTGGCGTAAAGCCTAACGCAGCCTGCGCGCCGAGCGCCGTGAGTGCCCCGGTCGCCGTGTTGGCTCCCGTACCCCCTTGTGGGATCGACAACGGCGTGGAGAGCCCGAGAAGCGATGTGATATCCGAGTTTGCGCCCGAGTGCGCCGGCGTGTAGCCGAGTGCTCCCTGAATGCCCAGCGCCGCGAGAGTCTGAAAAGACGGATCAAAGGTCGGCCCGTTCGATGCGAACAGCGTACCGCTCGCGCCAGGCGTGACCCAGCCGCCACCGATGACTACGCTATGAGGCGGCGCAATGTTGCCAGCGAAGCCCAGAAAATTGAGCATCTGAACGAGCTTCTGAAGGTCGAGAGTGCTGTACATCAGATGCGCTCCCGTTGGCCGCTGCCCTGCTCATGCTTCGGCCAGAAAATCTCGTTGGCCGTCATGTCGTGCAGGAAGCGCGGCTTCTCGATCGGCTTCTCGGACTCCGGATTGCGCCAGATGAGCGACATGTAGCGGAAGGCGTCGGCCGCGTGCGAGGTCCAGTCATGCTCCGGGTTGTCTTTGAAGATTTTCTTGTCCTCATCCCACTCGCGCCGATAGTTCTTGAGCGACTCGATGCCGTATTCGCAGCGCTCCGCGTCGAAATAGACATGCTTGAGCGTGGCGCGCGCGGCCTGAATGCCGTCCTGCACTGACAGGCTCGGCACGATGTACGATTTCACGTTGAAATCGTTCATCTGTTCGATAGCCGAGCGCGGTGACGCGAAACTCTTGGGCTTGGCGTCATGCGGCAGCCAGTGGCGCGCGTAGTGATAGGCGATATGGTGAGCATGTTCGGGAATCGGCTCGCCGAGCTTCCATTTCACCGGCTTGCCGTTCGGGCCATACTCGGACACGTCGATCTTGCGACCGTGGATAACCTCGGCGTAGTGCTTCGGGTCTTTGCCGTTCGCCTTGTAGTGGTCGATCACGCGAATCTCACCCCAATGCGTCTGAAAGAACCAGATCGATGTATCGTCAGTACGGCCCAAGTCCCACGCGGTGTAGACGGGCAATGCCGGATCATGCGGAACGCTGGTGATGCGCCCTTCGCGCTCCGCAGTCGCCATTTCTACGCCATAGTAGGCGCCGAGAATGGACGCTTCGAAGCTGCACATCAGCTCCTGTTCGAACATCGCGTTGCCCTGATCCTCACCGAACATGCTGATGTATTCGGCGCGCTGCTCTTCGAGTTCGCCACGCGAGAAGCGGCCGGTTTTCAGGGCACTCGATACCTCGGCAAACCACTTCGGGTTGCTCTTCGCCATCTGGTACATCTTGAACGCGTGATTCTTGCCGCGCGGCGTGGTGATGAACATCGCCCAGCCGCCGTTCTCATCGAGGATCGGCTTCAGATAAGCCCACGCGGCCGGATTGCAGAGCGCCCATTCAGAGAACACCAGACCGGCCGGCGGCGAGCCGACTAGCGAGTTGAAATTGTCACTGCCGAGCACCTGCCATGTCGAGCCGTTGCGAAACCGGATCATCATGTCGTTCTCTCGCGTGCTCGCGCGCAGCTCATGCGGGAAGGCTTCGTCAATGCGACGTTTGCCGGTATGCGGATTCACGGCTTCCCAGATCGCCTTACGCGCCTGCGATGCCATCGGCAGCATGTGCCAGTAGGTTGCGATCCGGTCATGGGCAGCAAGGCATGTCCAGTGCAGGCACACATCGTCCTTTCCCCACCTGCGATGCGCGATGTCAATGGCCCGCTTGCAGCCGCTGATCATCGCGTTCCAGAGTCGGCCCTGATAGATGCGCGGCGACCAGTTGTGCGGAAGGTCGATCTCACCGGCGGCGGCCACGGCTGCCCCCGAGACGCTCGTCGAAGTGGTCGCGCTCGTCGTTCATTCCGGCAACTCGTCGACGGGAGCCATGCGCAGGCGCACGACCTGAAGCGGGCCGCCGTTCGGGCCGGTCACTTCCTCGGTGATGTGGTCGCCGAAGCGCTTGCGGTTGCGGATCTTGAGCTCCCACTTGCGCGCATCGATCATCACCCTGGCGCGTTGAGGATCGACCTCCGAATCCGCGATATGCACGATGTCCTGAAGCGTCGAGTCCTCATAATCGCGATATGCCTGGTCGTATTGCGCCTGAAGTTCCGGCGTCCGCTTGCGCCATTTGTTGAACGTCATGCGGTGCGGCATGCCCTTCAGTTCGCAGATTTCACGAACGCTCTTTCCGTCCGCGATCAGATCGCAGATCTTGTCGAAGAGCTCTTGCGTGAAAGTGGGCGCGACCATCAGAGCGCCTGGTAGAGCGCTTCGAGCTTCGTCACCAGCTCGCCCTGCCTCACGTCCATGCCGTTGCTGATGCGGTATAGGACATCGCCGATCAGTGTCCTGAGCATGCCGGTATCGGGCCCGCGTTGCTCGCCTGTCACATGGTCAACGACCAAGGCATAGATCGCTTCCAGATGCGCGGCCACGCTCTTAGGCAGCGCGTCAACGGAACTTGCGCCGATGGTGGACGTGATACTTTCGCCAGCGGCATTCGATGCAGAGCCCAGAGCGGTTGTAGGCTCGCCCGCAACCGAGGCAGCGTTTGGGAGTTCACCACCATCGGCATGAGCATCGCCAGCCTCGGGCGCGCCAGCGTCGACAGCGGCTACAGCGTTTGGGACTTCACCGGCCGTAGTGGCATCGGTAGCAGCACCAGCGGGCGACGTGCTGGCAGCGACGTTTGGGACTTCAGCAGTAGCAGCTTCCGTCGCAGATGCCGCCGCAACCGCAGGCACGTTTCCCAGCTCATCTACGCCCTGAGTCGCGGCCGATGCCACAGCGCCGACAGAGGTCATAGCGGAAGTATCGACGTGTGCGGCCTCCGCAGGTGCCGCAGGTGTCTCCCCCGCCGTGGCCGTGCCAACCTCCTGCGGCGCAACGCCGGTCTCAGCAGTGATCTGCGCAATTAACCGCGCTGCCGCTTCCGCTTGAACGTCAGACATGGTGCTTCTCCTGGTGGGCGGCGCCAAAGGCCGCGTTTTGATAGCCGCGCATCCACGTGCACATCGGAGCGCTGAGCATCGGGTAAGGACAGACGTTTTCGCCCATGCCGCGTTCGAAAGCCTCGGCGCCTTCGCGCATCAGTCTCTCGATGTCGTCGCGGCTCAGCATGGCGATGCCCTCCTGTGGATGCGGGAGAGCATAGGCAGCGCCAATCTCAGCGTCGAGTGGCCATTGCGAGGCGTTGGAAGCGGCTCAGGTCATAGCCGACAAGCTCACCGACCATCTCAGCCGGTGCGGTGCGCCGCTGGGCGACATTCGGCGAGCTGTAGAGCGGGAGCCAGTAGATCCGCCGCGTCTCTCGCTGGTCCCTGTAGCGCCCGCATTCCGGCAGCGATGTCTCCACCTTGCCAATGGCCGTGAGAGTCGCCAGAACCGCCGCTATGGCCTCCGGCGAACCGTCGAAGATGCAGGACAGCTTGGCCGCGGTGTAGGGCGTCCCGGGGATCATGAGAGCGACCAGTGAATCGAGGGTTAGAGGGAGTCTGGTTTTGCGTGGTCGCATGGTGTTTCCCCGAGTTGTGGTCAGTGCTGCTTCGATCGCCACGCAACGAATTGCAGGCGGATGTATCGGTGAAACCTGCGCTCTGCCGTGCGATCAACGGCAAGCTGCCGGCGGCTCTCAACGTGACATGCGGCCCGGATAAACGACGCGGCCTCGTCGATGGTTGGCTCGCGCGGCGGGACCATGTATTGCGAGACGAAGGCGCGGAACTGAGGGTCGCGCGGGAGCATGCCGGCGAGCTGGAGGATCGAGGCCATCAAGCAACCTCCCTGATCGTGCAGCGCCGCGCGAGTTCGACAAGCCATTCGGCGAGCGCAGGCGGCGTCTTGTCGAATTCACTTTTGGGCAATCCGGGCTTGCAGTTATCCCGATCGCGGCCTGACCAAAGACCGACCGTGTGCGATGCCTCTCCTAGTTCCATCGGCATAGTCGGGATTTCTCGAGGTTCGCAGCCGCAGATGTAGAGCATGGTTCGCTTTATCGCCTTGTGGCCGAACCAATGCTGACGAATCGGGAGAATCCATCCACCCCAAACGTCACGGCGCCCGACCGCCGGCATATCAGGCTGCGCGCGGAGGTCTGATTGCCAAGGATGCTCGAGCACACCGCCGTACTGGCGGACCATCGCCAGAGCGAAAAGGGCAAGATGCTTCTCACCGGCCGGCGCCTTCGCTTTGGTCTTCAGACTTCCCCATGTCCTGCACGGCGGATGCGCAACGACTGGAGAGCCGCCCGGCCAGTTACGTGCATCACGATCGGCGTCCCACACGTCGCAGCCGTCGATCGTTTTGTAGATCGAATCCGAGCGAGCGAAAAGCACAGAAACCGCGGTGCTCATACGAAGTGCCTCTGCCCATAGCGCCCGATCAGCAGCGCGTCCGCCCGCCCGTCATGCTTCTGCAACGGGCAGTAGTCCATGCCGAACAAAGACCGCGCCAGACGCAGCGATTGCTGCTTGGTGGTCTCGCTGGGCGTTGCCTTGATACCGAAGAAGCGTTGCCATTCCCTCGGGCTCACAAAGGCCATATCGAAGCCGCTGAGCTCGCACACGGTGCAGATTACGGCCTTCGTCGCTTCGAGCGAGCCCATGCTCTGCACGCTTCCGCCGGCGAACGTGTTCAGGCTCTCCATCACGACTAGCCCCTTTTCATCGGCCGGCGCGCAGCGGCGCAGCAGTGCCTGCAATGCCTTGGGGTCGATCTCGTTGCGGATCTTCCCATTGCCCTGCTTTGCGCGCGTCGGCATGTCGTGCACCGCGATGCGGTCAGCGGGGCCGAAGAAAGCCAGCGCGCCTTTGATGCCTGGGTCGATTGCGATCAGCATGCGTGCCTCGAATCGCGCGCGTGCGCGGGTGTGGTGGAAGTCATTGAGTTCACGGTGTCTCCCACAGCGGTTTGTTCGCAGCCCGATAGGCGCGCACGATCTCATTGCGGATGGTTTCGTATTCGGCTTTGAGTTCGGGATCGGCGCAGCTCTCGACGACCTTACGGCCGGCGGCTGAGGTAATCGCGTCAGAGGCGCAGCGGACAGCCTCGTATGAGATTCCGCAGTCAGCGTCAGACCGATCCTTCATGAGCAGCCTGAACGCCCACTCAGCGCTGATTTCCTTCGGCTGCGACAGCGGCGCGAGCGTTTCACGCATGCGCTTGAGATTGGCCTGAACTTCGTTCGGATCGGCTCGCCGGTTGTCCGTGATCGCCGGCTGCTGGGCGACTTCGACAAGGCGACGCATTTTGCAGCTGGCATAGAAATCGGGAAGCGAAGGCGGAAATTTCTGCAACATGAGCCCGTCAACACCGGCCTTCAATTCGGCATTCGAAAGCTTCTTGAGGCCCTTTCCCCATTCCTGCATCACGCCTTCGAGGTCCACATCACGCCATCTGTCGAGGAACGTGTTGCCCCACATGCGGGTCATTTTTTCGAACAGTGCAGCGACCCAATGACGGGGCGCAGCGTCTTGCGGCCACTGCTCAGCCGATGAGCTTGATGTGCCCATTGATCACCTCTTCGGGTTGGACTTCGGATTGCGGGCCGGTCTTGCCGGTCAGGACCTGATACGCGCGCTGCCGGCTCTCGTCGCGGGCGTTAGTGAATCCGGGTCGGGGCGCGGTGCCAGCGGGGCGCGGTGCGGCTGCATCACGCGTCCAGCGTTCGGCGATTGCCAGCACGAAACCGGCTTTGATGCGGCCTGACGGGTCGGATGCCTTGGCCTCTGCGCATGCGGCTTCCACGGTTTCCGGCGTGATGCCAGCAGCGGCGGCAGCGATGAGGCGGGGATCACCGGGCTGGGCATCGACGGAATGCTTTCGCATTGCTGCGGAGAGTTGGGCCGGACGGACGGATTCGCTGGGTGTACCACCTACGTCCGTCTTTACTCCTTTCCTTTCCTTTCCTTTCCCTTCCCTTCCTTTCCCTTCCTCTTCCCCTCCCTTCCCTTCCGTCAGTGAGTCATCAGTGAGTGGTGTAGGAGTGCTACCTGAAACAGGCAGCGGAAGCCCCGTTTTTGACGGGCGATTAATCACCTGATGCGTGCTGAAACCCTTGATGTGTAAGAACTTGTCGCCATTCACTTCGTACTCAGTGAGCAATCCGTGAGTCATCAGTGACTGTATGAGCGGTTCGCAGTCGATCGGGTCGGCCGGGAAGATCTGCATCTTCAGTTTTCGGGCCGACCGTTGCAGGTTTCCGTTGTCGTCCGCGAAGTTCCATGAGCCGATAAAGAACAATCGAGCCTCAAACGAAAGCTCGACGATTTTCTCGTCGGTCCAGAAATCTGGCTTGATTGTTCTGATGCGGGCCATCGCCTCACCTCATCCAGACGATCGGCAACGCGAACGCGCCGAAGATGACCGCGGTCATCCAGCAATCGATGATTAAGTCCATGTTCAGTCCTCCCACACGAGCGTTTGCATCGTGTTCGGGTTAGCCATTGCGGCGCTCGCGATCGTCACGAGCGACTGATACATCGCTGTGTCGACGCAGATACGGTCAAGCGGAACGATCTTGAGGCCGGCGCTTGCAAGCACTTGGCAGGCGCGTTCAAGATCTTCCGAGACAAACCGCGAGACCGTCGGCGGTGAAACTCCGATTTCAGTGGCGATGTTGTTCTGTCCTACTTCTGAAATTCGTTTTAGAGCCAGCGAATGCGACTTGCGTGCACGTTCAGTGATAGGTACGGATACTTGTTCCACGATGAGCCTCAAGAGGGTCCCCTCGGTCCTAGGGAGTCGAAGGGACGGTCTATGCCGCTGCGGATTGTTCTTTCAGTTCAGGCCAGATCCGTTCCCAGCTATCAGGGAACAGGTCGCGCCGAGTCACCGCGCCACCGGTCGATTTCTCGATCAGGACGGCTCGTTCTGGTGAGACGGGCGTGATGCCGCTGCTCATCTGCGACAGGTAGGAAGGCGAAATCCCGAGCGCTTCGGCAAGCTTCTTGGCCGCCCCGCGCTCGCTGACGAAATAGGTTCTCAAGTCCACGTCTGCACCTTGTGGGAGGTTGGGTATGGATGCAGTTTAGGAGCTATTAAACCTGTAGTCAAGTGAATGCTAATTCACAAAACACTAAACTCTACTCATGGACATTCAAGAAACCAGACGGGCCAACCTCGCGCGTTGGCTAGAAACGCATTCCGTCCCGCCAGCTGAGAAAAGCCTGTTCTCACAGCTGAAAGGAGGGAGTTCATTTGGCGAGCGCGTCGCGCGCCGGCTTGAACGTGACTACGGAATGGGGGACGGATATCTGGATGGCATATCCGATTCGTCGATTACAGGGCAAAAGGTGCCTCTTACCGCCGAAGCGCTGAACCTCATTCAGTGGATTTCCCGTCTGGACGCCATTAGCGATCCGGCCCGTAAAATGTTCCCGATGATCACTGGAATCCTGCAAGTTGCTAACTCATTGCCAACGTCGCAGAATGATTCATCCGGGATCGATGATTTCCGGAGGGCCGAGCAGCAACTGAGCAATGCAACAAACGAGGGTCCATCCCATGCAGTCAAGCGCCGAAGAAAGTGACCGGATCATCGATCTTGATTCGTACAGATCACGTAAGAGCGTTACACCGAACAAGCTGAAACTACCGCCAGGCCGCGAGGAGACCGAAGCCCTGCTTAACGAACTCGCGCACCACCTTCTGATGGCCGTTCGCGTCATCACCACCTACTGCCACTGAACCTCCCACACGGCCCCGACCTCGGGGCTGTTACAAATTTCTCGCCGATCAGTTTAGTTTCCACTTGACCAATGGTTTAGCGTGGACTAATCTTCAATCACAGCAGCAGCAAACCCCAACCCTGTGAGCCCGCCATGTCCGCCACCGCCTACAACCTGTTCCGACTTCTCCACTCACCCGATCTGGATGACTTCGCCGATGTCTGGGGCGAAATGCGCGCCCTCGCGCAAGTCCTGATCGCTGGCTCTTATTGAGGCCGGCCATGTTCTCAGAAGTAATTGCGTCACTGATCGCCCTTGTGATTGGCCTGGCATTTTGGGCGCTGATTTTCAGCATCTTCGGGCCGTTCGGTGCTGCTCTCTTGTTCGTCTACTACGCAGGGAAAAAATCATGAAATCGTTCATCGCAATCCTTCTCTTCGCCATGGCCGCTTCGGCCAATGCAGCGACGGCATCGGCTAATCACGGTCATCACGGCGGCGGGAATAACGGCGCTGTTGGAGCGGCGGCCGGTGCCTTTGGCGGCTCGTCTAGCGCTTCGTCATCGGCATCCGCGGCAGGCGGCCAGAGCGGAAACGGCAGCTCATACGGCGACTGGTATCTGCGCACGTCGGCGGTCGACAACTTCCAGCCGTATCCCGAAAGCGAGATGCGCCAGTTCCAGAAAGCTGAATTCACGCCCTACGCGGGCAAGTGAGATCGCCATGTCCCTCCTAGCACTTGACCTTATCGAGCTTGTCCGCTTGTCTCAGGGCGGCGCAGGAACCCTTACCTCTCACCTGTTGCAGGAAGTGGCAATGAACCTGATTGCCGAGGGTGTTGCCGACGAACGCGAGGGAGGCTGAACATGAGCATCCGTCTCTACGTCTTCAATGACGAAGCAAACCGGCCGGCAACGATCGAAGAAATCGAACGCCTTTTCCTGAACTGCCACAACGAAGGAACAGGTACGGCAGACATCGATTACATGATGTCGAACGGTGTTGCAAAAGATCCATCGCATGTCGGATTTACGGTTCGCATTCAAGACGGAGCCCAATCATGAGCACTCTCTACTGCGCCAAGCAAGCGACCGCGATGACCGAATTCGCCACCGACCGCGCCAAGGCCAAGCTCGACAACGCGATTGATTCTGAAGAGTCGAGGGACGAAATGATCGCCGCGCGCACGCAGGAACTGATCGTGAAGCGCATGGCAGAAATGGCTCCCATAGACATCGTGTGCGGCCTTCAGAGCATCACAGAAGGCGCTGCAGGCGTCATGCGGGCTCACGTGCTGGCCGGTGAGATGGCCGTCGTCGGGATCATGGCGCGCGCGCTGATTCATCTTTTTATCGAGCAGGATTCAGAGGTTATTGCGCAGGACTGGATGACCAAGATTGATCGCGAACTTGCTTCGTGGGAGCACTGAGAATGAGCGAGATCAAGCACACGCCGGGGCCATGGGGCATCAGCAGCGAGTCGCCGAAGATCGTCAAGCAATACGACTTCCTCGGCGAGACGAACGTGATCGTTGGCTCATCAAGCGGATATACCGGCAGCGCTTTCTTTCCGACTGACGATGAAGCTGTGCATAACGCCCGCCTGATCGCCGCCGCGCCAGAGATGCTCGAAGCGCTAAAAGAAGCGATCGAGACTATCAAGTTTCTTTCCACGCGCGATAACTCATGGGGAGAACAGATTGTGTGCGAAGACCTTCAGGCCATCGTCGCCAAAGCCACCGGCGGCCAATCATGAAACAGATCACCGATCGCGACCTTCGCGGCATGGACCACGCATATGGCTTTCTCGCTGGCCTCGCCGCGATGGGCATCGTCACCATCATCCTGATTCTGTTTTCCGCGAGGCATACATGCTGAACGATCACTACACCGAGCAGCGCCAGAAGATGCTCCGCGAAATGTTCGACTACGTGGACAGCCATGAGGAACGATTGGCACGCGCGAAAGAGGCGCTCGGCGATCGGTATCTGCTGGCCCCGGCGAATCGCGTGCAGCGGCGTGCGAAGCCGTATGGCAGCGTGAAATGATCCGCCGGCTGAACCGCTTCAGCGAGCGCCACCCGCTGCTTTCGATCCTCGCGGGCTATCTGCTGATCGTCGTCATCGTTCTAACTTGCATCCCCGCGGACCCGCCGAGCGTTGTGCAGGCTTTTCACGAAAGAGCAACTTAACCATCTACCGCCCGGCTGAGTCTCGGGCAATGGAGCCTTAAATGAATGACCTCGTAGACCTGTCGCCCAAGAGCCTCGACGAAGCCATGAAGCTCGCCGAAATCCTCGCTGATTCAAGCATCGTTCCGAAGGATTTCATCGGCAAGCCGGGCAATGTTCTAGTCGCGATTCAATGGGGCATGGAGCTTGGTTTAAAGCCCATGCAGGCCATGCAGAACATTGCCGTTATCAACGGTCGCCCTTCCCTTTGGGGAGACGCTGTGATGGCTCTGGTGCTCGCCTCGCCGCTCTGCGAGTACATCGACGAGTGGGAAGAAAACGGCACTGCCTTCTGCAAGGTGAAGCGCCGCGGCAAGCCGGAAGATATTCAGCGCTTTGGCGATGCCGAGGCGCAAAAAGCTGGCTTGAGCGGAAAGCAGGGACCGTGGTCTCAATATCCCCAGCGCATGAAGAAGATGCGCGCGCGCTCGTTTGCCATTCGCGACAACTTCGCCGACGTGCTGAAGGGCATCCAGCTCGCCGAAGAAGTGATGGATTTCCCTGCTGGCGAGAAAGACATTACGCCATCGCGCCATGTATCGGGCGCTGAGATCGCCGCCGCTGCTCTGCCGAAACCTGCCGAGCGCGACGACCGTTTGCTGAGCATGATTGCCGACCTTGAGCTAGTCGCCAAGGAAGGCGGTTCAGAGCCTCTTGCAAACGCCTGGGGACGCATGTCGAAGGAAGACCGCAAGGCAATCGGCCCGGACGAACTGAAGCGCCTCAAGACGCTTACAGGCGAATCTGAAGGTGCCGGAAATGAGTGACGTGATCGAGCAAGGAACCGACGCATGGCGTCTGGCGCGCGCCGGCAAGATCACTGCATCGCGTTTCGGCGACGCTATAGCCCTGACCGACGTTCAGCCTGGCGAAGTGTTCAAGTCAGGGCCGCGCAAGGGTCAACCGAAGTTGTCGACTTCGACCGCGGCACGCAACAAGTACATGCGCGAGATCGTGTTCGAGCGCCTTTCGCTCGCACCGACGCATGAAGTCGGCGGCTATGCCACGCGCTGGGGCTCTGATGTTGAGTCGTTCGGCAAGGAAGTGTTCGAACTGGAGACCGGCTACATCGTTCTGCCTGGACACTTCGTGACTCATCCCAAGTATCCGTTCATCGGATGCTCGCCGGACGGTCTCATAGGCGCAGATGGCGGCTACGAATCGAAGTGCCCAATGGATGAAGCCGTGCACATCAACACGTGGCTCTGCGGCATGCCCGAAGAACACAAGCCGCAGGTTCAGGGCTGCATGCTCGTGACCGGTCGCCTCTGGTGGGAATTCGTCTCATACGACCCGCGCGTCGCCGCGCGATTCCGGCTGTTCCATCAGCGCATCGAGCGCGACAACGAGTACATCGACAAGGTGCTGTTGCCGGGTCTGCTTCAGTTTGAGCAGGAAGCGCAGTCGATGATCGAGCAACTTGAAGCGAGGGCTGCGTAATGCGCCAAATCACTATCACTTTCGCAAATGACCAAGGCTATGCAGTCACCGAGAACGGCCGCACCGCCGATCGTCTCGCGTGGGATGAAATGCTAGGCCAGATAGCTGCGCTCACGCATCCCAAGCTCGGGACTCCGCATTACACGATGCAGACGGTCGAGGAATACACCGAGCACGAGGACAAGTACCAGACGTCTCCCGAAAACCGCTTGCAGTTCGACGAGCGCGGAATACCCACCGCCTAACCATCCCACGAAGGAGAAAAAATGTTCTCTCTGTTCCACTCGAAAGCCCGAATCGTCGCTGTTACCGTCCTGTCCGAACTGCGCGGAAGCACGCGCGTTGCGGCCTGCTGCGTCACATTCGAAATGAGCAGCACGAATCTTGTCCTGTCCGAGTTCGATTCTCAGCTTCGCCACGCGCTATATAGCCACGACGAGCGGCCTACGTTTCTTGTCGACGACGAAATGGGCGGCCTGACGTGCCTGAAGTTTCCGAAGCTCGGGATGCCGCTCAAGTTCGAATGGGAAGGCGCTGGCTATGAATTGCATCTGCACGTCGGCGCGAGCGGGAAGCAGGACATCGTACTGGATGGCGTCGATCTCGGCGGCTTCACGTTCGATTGCAAGGATGGCGGAACGGTCATCACGAAGTTCAAGGCTGTTGCGCACCCGAGCGCGACCGATCAGGGAAAGATCGATCACTTGCTCCAGCTTGAAACCGAGTTGAGCCTGAAGCCGCCTAGCGAGAAGCAGCGTTCGCTTGCAGCGTAACCCCCGAACGCGCGGTGATCTCCGCGTGTGTGTTTGAAGGGGCGCAGGACCGGCCCCGCTTTTTCGAGACTGATATGAACGTGCTTATCGGCTGCGAAGAATCCGGAACCGTGCGAGATGCATTCGCCGCACGCGGCCACAAGGTTCTCTCGTGCGACCTGATGCCGACGCGATCGCGCGGCCCGCACTACGAGGGCGATATTTTCGACGTGATCGACTATCCGTGGGATCTCGCCATCTTCCACCCGCCATGCACTCATACGTCAGTCAGTGGCGCGCGGCACTTTGCGGAAAAGTGGATGGACGGACGGCAGGCGGCAGGCGTTGCGTTCTTCATGAAACTCATGCGCCGGTCTGCGCACATCCCCCGGACGTGCTTCGAGCAGCCGGTGTCGATCATCAGTTCGCTGTACCGCAAGCCAGACCAAGTGATCCAGCCATGGCAGTTCGGCCATGGCGAGACGAAGGCGACGTGCCTATGGCTGAAAGGTATGCCGTTGCTGGTGCCCACAGAGATTGTTGACGGCCGCGCCGACAGGATTCACAAGATGTCGCCCGGCCCGGAACGCGCGCGCGAGCGCTCAAAGACATACGACGGGATCGCCCTTGCAATGGCCGACCAATGGGGCGGCGACCTTCTTTCACAAGCTGCCGCATAGAGGAACCCGATATGACCGGCCAAACCACCCTAAACCTACGCCTGATCGCGGCAATGGCCGAAAAGACCGCGCAAGGCGTCGAGCAGCGCGAGCTACCGGCGCACAAGCTGGAACAGGCAGTCGCGCAGATGAAACAGTGGCTATCGGAGATCGAATGATGACGGACCTAGAGCTGATGAAGGCTGCGGACGATGCATGTCTTTGCAGAACAGACAAAGGCGGTTGGATTTTCAACAACGTGGATAGATTGCGCGCCCTGCTTGCAAGCAAGCCTGCCGTGACGGAACCGACTGATGATCGTTATTTTCTGGTCCCCGAAAACGGCTCATATCTTGTGGTAGACCGAGTTCGAAGTGAGATGCGCGGCGACGAGCCCGATTACTGCGTGCTGTCATGGACGACGGATAAAGCAGACGCACAGTTTGTCTGCGATGCTATGAACGCCGCATCCCCTGCGACCCTAGAGCGTAACGAACTCTACACGCTGCGCATGGCGGCCATTACTTCAGCAGCATGCGGGTATTGGAGCGAGGGAGACACCATCAAGCCTGAATACGTCACGCCTGCTCTGCGCGACGTGTCGAAACTGTATCGCATGTACGCGCGGCAGTTGATCTTCACGCGTGATTTCCGCGAGGAAGTTGCTGCGCTTAAAGAAGGTGCCCCCGCCGCTCCCGCGCAATCGTGCGGTGACGCCGAGCAAGCAGACGAGGCGGTGACGGACACGGATCGTCTCGATTTCATGCTTGCAAACGACGCGTTCACCGTTCGATGCAACCGTGATGGATCGATCTTGCAGTATCAGTTGATGACGCAGGACGAGGACGAGAACTACCACGTCCTGCACGACGAGCATCGGTTTTATAACGGCGAGCGGGAAGCAATTGATGCGGCCATCGGCGCCGCCAAGGACAGCAAATGACCACGACAAATCACACAGCATCCAAGTGCAAACCGGGCGGCTGTTCCTCAATCGGTTGCGAAGGCGGCCATTACTGCTTCAATGCGGACGGGACCTCTAAAAAGGCCGCAGACCCGAACGCAGTCCGCGCAGCACTTGCCGAAGCGCTTGCGCGGTATGCCCCCGCTTCGCCTATCGGTGAGGACGCCGCAAATGGGGCGATGGGGGAGCGGGTGCACGAATGGGCACCTGCGCGCATATGGTTGCAACGAGAACAAGGTGAAGGCGGGTCGCACACCTGGTGCGAGGATTCAGTCGGAGATGGAGACTTGATCGAAGAGGTCGAATATGTCCGCGTCGCACTCACCGCCGAAAAGGTGGCAGCGCCATATGCGTATGAGATCGGCACCCCGGACCGGACTCAGCAGCTTGTCTATCCGGCATACCTTGAGCGCTATGCCACAGATGAGGAGCGCGCACTACCGCGGCTGCCGCTCTACACGGCGCCCCAGCCAGCACAGACACAGGCGGCGCTGACTGTCGCTTCCCTGCAGCAGAAGGCCATTGACCATGGCTTCAAATACTGGCGCGCGCCGGATGCGCATGGCGTCACAGGGACGAATGCGCAAGCCGTCGAGTTGCTTCAAGACTTGCTGGGCGTGGAAGTTGAGATCGCCGCGCATCCCGAAAGCGGAGGGAAATCGTGAGCGCCAATGACTCATTCGCCATCCGCCTGATGCGCGCCCAATCCGCCGAATGCCTCACCATGGCCGAGCTATCCCGAGTGGCAGGCATTCACCACGCCACGATCAGCCAATACTTCGACGGCAAGCGCGCGAACCCGACGATGGACACGCTGGTCAGGCTCGCGAAGGCGCTGCGCGTGTCGGTTGACTATCTCTGCGGCACGAAGGAGGAATGATGCCACTCCAGCACAATATCGATCGAGTCACCGAAGCCGTGAAGCGCGGCGGGACGTTCCCGGCGCTCGCCAAGGCAACCGGCCTGTCCGTGCCGAGCGTCAAAAAGATCATCCTTGCCTTGCACGCTCAGAAGCTGGTGCACATCGAGGGCTATCCGAAGTCGGGAACTGTGCCCGCGGCATCCTACCGATACGGACCGGGCGAGGACGCCAAGAGGCCGCCGAAGATGACGCGAGCCGAACAGCGGGCTCGATGCAAGGAGTATCGGAGGCTCGCCAAGATAGCGGCCGAGGAACAGGCTGAGAAGCAGCGGAGCGAGCGGATCAGGCGGGAACTAGCGCGGCCGGCGTTTCGTGATCCGCTGGTGGAAGCGTTTTACGGAAGCTATCGGAGAGCAGCATGAGCGAACTAGAAACCGCAGTCCAAGCGGTGCAGATATACGCCGCGCGGCATCCGAGGCCGGTGCAGGTGACGATCACGCAGGCAGCGCAAATGCTCGGGTTGAGCCGTCCGACCGTGCGTAATCTGATGAAAGCTGGCAAGCTTTCGTTCAATGGGTGCGGGTTGATTCCGATCGAGCAGGTTGATCGGCTGCTGTTGGCGAAGTGAGGAAGAAATGACCGTAACTGAACTGAGAAAGCGCCTGAAGGTCCTTGAACTCGAAGGCCACGGTGATGAGGATATTCGCATTGGCCCGGCCTATTACTGGAACGACGATCAGACCATCGCGAACATTGGCAAAGGGATTTACGAGGTTACTCCAATCGGAGGGCAGGTCCGAATTGTACCCAGCGATTAAACGGCTCCCCATCTGTTTAGACGCGATCCGCCAAAGCCGCGCCAATAGGCGGAATCGGACTCCTCTCTTGGGCACCAATACTGTTTCCGGGCTCTTTCGTTTATTGTGAGATCCCGGAAAATCAAGCACTTATCCCCGGCTTCATTTCCTCGCTTTACCATCCATCGGCACTGTTTGTACAATTGGCTCCCCATTTCGCACCCGCGGGACTCCCCAATTGGCTTCCATCACCCAACAGAAAAACGGCTGGCGCGCGCAGGTCTACGTAGCCGGTGAGCGTGACTCCAAAGTGTTCCGCACACAGCGCGAGGCGAAGTCATGGGCGGCCGCGCGCGAGATCGAAATGCGGCGCCTCAAGACCGTCCCAGCCGGTGACTTGCACACGGTGCGCGACATGCTCAAACGCTATGGGGAGGAGATCTCCCCCCAGAAGCGCGGCGAGCGCGCCGAAGTGCTGCGCATCAAGGCGTTAATCAGGGACTTCCCGGAGATCGCGAATCTCACCCTGTCGCAGATCCAGACTCCCCATCTGGGGAAATGGCGGGACGACAGATTGAAGGCAGGCGTGACGCCCGCATCCGTGCAGCGCGATATTAACTGGCTGCGCAACGCGTTCAATATCGCGCGCGAGGAATGGCACTGGATGGAGCATAAGCCGTTCGAAGGATTCCGCATGCCTGCCGAGACGCCGCCCCGCATCCGCCGGGTATCGCCGCGCGAGGTCAAGCTGATCTGCCGCGCGCTCGGATATCGCAGCGGTCACGCGCCGGTCACAAAGAGTCAGGACGTGGCGCTTGCCTTTCTGGTCGGGCTGCGCACGGCGATGCGGGCCGGCGAGATATTGAGCCTTGGCGCGCGCACGCTGAATCTGACGCGCCGGGTCGCCACGGTTCACCACAAGATGGAGTATCTGACCGGCCGGCCGCGCGAGGTTCCACTGTCGCGCCATGCGGTGCGCCTGCTGCGTCCTGTGGCTGAGCGCGAGCAATGTTTTGCTGTGTCGTCAGGGACGCTTGACGCGATATTCCGCAAGGCCCGCGACAAGCTGCTGATCGAGGACTTGCACTTTCATGACTCGCGCGCGGAAGCGCTGACGCGCCTGTCACGCAAGGTCGACGTGATGACGCTCGCGAAGATCAGCGGGCACAAGGATCTGCGGATACTGCAACAGGTCTATTACCGCGAGTCGTCGGAGGACATCGCGGCTCGTCTCTAGTTTTCAGGAAAAGCCGCGATCACCCGCGCGATCTCATGATCGACCAGATTGTTGAACGGCAACGCCGGATGGCCGATCGGTGTCAGCAGGGCAGCGTGGAAACCGCCGGGCGGAAGCTCGGTCACGATATCTTTTCCGTTCCGATACAGATGGACCGGGACATTGGCCAGTGCCGCGCGGATGCCGAGGTCGACGCCAACCCTGGGCGGTTCGAACGCATACACGGCCGCAGGCGGGTTCCCGCCGACGGTCATGTAGGCAGCACACATCAGCGCCAGAGCGGCCCCTAGGGAGTGCCCTACGAGCGTTACAGGCACGCCCGCAGCGCAGGCCATGACCGGCAGAGAGATAGCGCTCCACGCATCCCAGAACCCCTTATAGACCTTCCCGACACCTGCGACATCGAGCGGGCTGATATCGAAGTCTGCGGCGTAACACGCGAGGTTGTCGGTGCCGGGGAAGATCACGCAGAGACCGTCGTCGGTGTTCCTGACGATCGCGCGCGAGGCGCTTGCCTCGACGCCGATGTCCGGCGCCGCGTCGTATGCCTCTTGCGCGAGGATGGCGTAGGCGCGGGGAGTCATTTCGGGCTCGACGCAGCCGCCGGTGCAGCGGTTGCAGTGCTACTTGGTGAAACTGACGGCGCCGGTGCAGCGGGCGGCGCCGGTGCTTGCGCTGCGACGGCGGCACTTGCCGCGCTCGTGGCGACGTCAGCAGTCGCGCATACGACGCCATTGACGGCGGCGGCAGCGGCGACTTGCGGGCTGGCAGTGCCGGCAGCGACCAGCGTGGGCTGCACGATCTTGCAGCCGTTGCTTATGGTCTGCAATGCGAGCAGGTTGGTCTGATTCAGGTTCGCGAGCGTCGTGTTGATCCCTGCCTGCTGGGTCGACGAACAGGCAGTGAAGGCGAGGCAGGCAAGCGCGGAGACGGTGCAAAGAATGATGCGTTTCATGATGTGTCCTTTCAGGCAGTGGGCGGAGTAACAACGGGAGCGGGCTTGGGTGCAACAGGGGCGGTCGGCGCCGGTGCAGCAGCCTTGGCCTTCGTGAGGATCGCGACGACTTCCTCAGCAACAGAAGTGGCATTCACGCCGGTTTCCTTCGCGTGCAGGAAATTCAGCGCGAGCAGTTCGAGCACCTTGTACGCGCGGCCCCACGGCGTATTCGGTGACGGCGTGGGAGTGAGCGCGGCGAGCGCGGAGGCCGCGACGACCAGATGTGACGGATCGGCCTGGAGCCAGTTGAGGATCGCCATAAGGAATTGCATGGTGTTCATGGTTCGCCTTTCAGGTTGAGAGTTGCAGGTTGTTCGCAAGCCGATTCATCCACCCGCGCCCGAACGTGGCCCATTCGCCAGTCAGGGACGTGTAGTAGCTGATGCGGCTTGAGTTGAAGCGCGCGATGATGGTCATCGGGTCGAGCGCGCGCACCGCTGCGACCGTGATAGCGCCGATAACGCCGTCCTGTGTGACGCGCGCCGCGGCCTGTAGCCACTGCGCCGGATGGCCGCCGTTATATGCGGCGTCGAACACGTTGAAGCCAATGCGCGCGTCGAACTGGTCGCACTGATAGGCGTCCCAATACTTCACCTTGGCGATCGCCTGCGCGGTCGAGAGCGGCAGCATGCGCATGTCACCCTGATAGCCCCACGCGCGCGCGACGGCCTGCGTGATTCCGAACATCGTTTCGCCGCCCGGGTCCGACGGATTGTTCGAATAGCCGCCTTCGTTGCCGATCACTGCGGCGAAGGCGTCGGCGAAGCTATTCATGGCTGACGCCCTCAAGAATCTGGTCCTCTTCCTTCTTGATCGCATCAAGGAGCGCGAGCATCGCGGCTACCTGCTCGCGGTGCTGCGCGTCCTGCTTGTCGCCCATCATTGCGAAGAAGGCCAGCGAGACGGATGCTTCTGCCGACAGGATCAGGTTGATGAGGCCGTGGTCGGCGTCGAAGCCGGTCGCGCGGCTCACTCCCAGCCAAGCGAAGATGAACGCCATCAGCCCATAGAGGAACGACTTCGAGCCGCGCGCCTTTGCATATATCTGCGCGAAATTGTCGTCAGTCATGCTTGCCACCATTGCGCTCGATCAGCCGGTCCAGCTTCGCCTCGATGCGGTCGAATGCCTGTTTCGGCACGTAGTTCTCTGCGACATAGCGCTGATGCTTGAGCAGATCCATCGCGACTTCCGAAATCTTCTCGGCGAGGGTCGCAATACGCGCGTGTGCCTGATCGGTATCGTCCTCGGTGTTGCCCCAATGCTTCGTGACGAGCTGCCCAATCCAGACCAGTACCACGCCGATGATCGTTGCGATAATCAGTGCCCATCCGTTATCTAGCGTCATGTGATTTCCCCGTTTGACGTTTTGATTTATGCGTATTCGAAAACCAGCACCGCTCCCTGTGCGCCGTTGAAGCCCGCCGCTGCTGCAACGCCGCCCGTTGCGATCCGTGCGCACCCGGAGCCAGCACCACCGTAGTTCTGACCCGCCGAGCCATTTCCGGCTGCTCCGCCCGGTCCGCCAGTGCCCCAGAAGCTGTTACCGCCGGTCCCGCCATACGGATTGAGCAATGCGAGGCCGGGTTGCCCAGGTTCGCCGCGCTTCACGAAAACGATGTTGCCCGTGCCCGTAGGATTGCCGGGGCTCGTGGTGACTGCTCCGCAAACATCCGGCGATGCCGAGCCACCTACGCCAGTCGTGCTGACGAATCCGCCATTCCCACCCGGACAGATGCAAAGTCCGCCGAAGGATGTCCCGGTGCCTGCGCCGCCGCTTGCGCCCGCGATACCGACGCCGCCGGCACCGATGGTCACTGTTTCGGGCGCGAGCGTCGGCAAACGGACAATGGCAAACGTGCCGCCTGATCCGCCGCCGCCGGCCATCACATAATTCGCGCTGACGCTCGCGGGCGTGCCGCCACCAGCGCCGCCATCGCCCTGCACCCATGCAAAGCCATTCGTCGCGCCCGGCGTCGGCGTGTAGGTGCCGCTCGCAGTGATGAGCTGGACATTGATCAGTGCGCCGTGGCCGCCAGCGCTGCCGCCGAGCTGGAAGTTCGTGCCGTCGTAAGTGACCTCGAATGCCTGACCGGAGCCGAGATCGCCGACAGCCAGCGCGCTCGATCCGTTCTTGACGACCGGAACCGCGCCGAGCCCG